AACATCAAAGCCATCAGACCGACATTTTAGAAATGCTTGGGCGATTTCTGGTAAAGTTATAGCTGAAGACATGACTAAGGCTAAAGAAATATTTAAAGACAAAATAAGGGAAGTAAGAAAACCTTTATTAGAAGCTGAAGATGTTGTGTACATGAAAGCACTAGAAGCAGATGACGCTTCTGCTAAAACTGCAAGTGTTAATAAGAAGAAAGCATTAAGAGATGCACCTGCGGCAAAAGCTATTACAGATGCAGATACTATTGATAAGTTAAAAGCAGCGTGGGATACATCTGTACTTGGTGACAGCCCTTACGCATAAGGAGTAACGATGGCTTTAACTAAAGTAAGAGGTGATGGAGTATTAGGAATGAGTTTGCTCTCTACTTCTACAGCTATATCTATGGATGCAAATGGTAATATAACCAACCCATTACAACCTATGTATCGTGCAGTATTAACAAACAGAATGAGTTTAAGTGGCACTGCCGAAACACAAGTAACAGATATAACAGAAAATTTTGATGTAGGTAATGATGCTACTGGTGGAACATTTACTTGTCCTATTGCAGGAAAATATCTTGCAACTTTTAGTGGCTCTTACCGAAGTGATGGTGCAAGTTATGTTGATGCTTCCATAAAACACAATACGTCATATGTAGCAAGAGGATATAGTGAACTTCCAAATGCTGCTGAAGTTAGAGGTGCAAATGCTTGGCATCCGTTTGGATGCACTGCATTAGTAAGTTGTTCTGCAAGTGATACAATAAAATTCTTTTTTGGTGCAGGAACAGGAGCATCACAATTACTTGAAACACCTTACACAGTTATGCAAGTAAAATTAGTAGCATAGGAGATAAAATGGCTAAGTACACAGTTGAATTAACAGATACAGAAGATAAGGCAATGACATATGTTACTGATGGTACATTAGATTGGGTTACAAATGCTTTAAAAAATAGAGCAAGAAAAGGTAAAGATGAAATCATTGCTCTTAATATGAAACATTGTAACGCTAATGGAATTGCAATAGCTACTGGCGAAGATGCACAAGTAAATCAAGCATTTGAACTTAAAGTTGTAAAAACAGCTAAAGAAGTTTATGAAGAGCAAAAAGCACCTATAGGAGAATAAATGCCATACATAGGAAAAGCACCAAACTTTGGAGTAAGAAGTAGATTTGTATATCAAGCTACAGCAGGACAAACATCCTTCAGTGGTTCAGATAGCAATTCATTAACGCTGTCATACAACGACAGTCTATACATGGATGTGTATCAGAATGGTGTGTTGTTAAAAGCAGGAACAGACTACACAGCTACAACAGGCACAACAGTCGTACTCGTCACAGGTGCAAATGTAAATGACATTGTTGAGATGATTGTATATGATGTGTTCAGTGTAAACAATACTTACACTAAAACAGAGTCAGATACACGCTATCCTTTTAAAGGCAACAACAGTATTATAAGATTAAATGGTCAGACTATATCAGCAGATATAACAATTGACAGTGATGAAAATGGTGTTAGTGCAGGTCCTATAACACAAAACGCTACAGTGACTGTTAATGGTTATTGGAGTATCGTATGACAAGTCAGCTAAACGTAGACACAATAGCTAACAAGGCAGGTTCTGGAACTGTAGCTTTTACAAAACAAGAAGGTGTAAAAGCAAGATTAAACTATAATGACAACTCAGCTAACATATTAGGAAGTTTTAATGTTTCTTCAATTAATGATGAAGCAGCAGGTAAATTTAAGGCTTCTTGGACTAATAGTTTTGATAATGATGATTACTCAACTACAGGAAATCATGCTGAAGATAATGGTTTATACAGTAACTTTGGTGCAGGTAGTAGAATATCTTGGTTTAACTCATCAAGATCATCATCAGTTTGTTATGGTGCAACAGAAGTTGTTGGCAGTGGGTTTACTGACATGAGAACAGTTGAAGGACAGTTCATTGGAGACCTAGCATAATGGCAAGTCAACTTAAAGTAGATACGCTAACAGGTGTAACAACGGCAGGAAGCATTGCTGTTACAGGTGAAGGCAACAGTACAACAACAAACTTGCAACAGGGTTTGTGTAAGGCATGGGCTAGTTTAAATGATGCAGACACTGGTAGCCCTGCACTTTTAGATAGTTTTAATTCTTCAGGATTTACGGATACTGCAACAGGTCATTTTAAAATAAATTTTACTAATAGTTTTAATAATAATGATTTTGCTACAACCACCTCTAGTCGTTTTGCAGATGTAGATGTTGGTGCAATGTTGACTGACCAAACAACATCGCAAACTAAACTTTTAGGTCGTGCTTACAATTCAAATAGTAATACTGATTTTAATGAAAATATGTGTGCATCTATGGGAGATTTAGCATAATGGCAAGTGAACTAAGAGTAAATACGTTAAAGGATGCAAGTGGCAATAACTCTATAGCAACGAGTGTGGTGTTTGCAGGTACGGCAAAGGCTTGGGTTGTATGCGACCAAAGAACATCATTAAGTACAGGAGATAGCTATAACATTGCTAGTACATCTGATGAATCAGCAGGTGAATTACAACATAACTTTACTAATAATATGGGTAGTGCAGAATATTCTATTGCAGGTGCTTGTGGATATGAAGATACAAATGATGATGACCAAGTTTTTACATTAGGGTTAAGAAGAAATAATGCACCTACAGCAGGTAATTATACAATTCAAACTTGTAATGCTTTGGCAAACTCCAGTGGTGGAATAGATTTAGATAATGTAATGACTCAAGTATGTGGAGATTTAGCATGAGCAGAGCATCAGATTTAGGTAGGTTGGAGGGTGTATCAAAGTCTTGGTGGCAATATGATCAAGTTAATACTACAACAGATGGTAGTTTTAATGTGTCATCAATTAGTGATGATTCAACAGGAATATACACACCAACATTAACTGCTGCACAAGTTAATATAACAGATAGATGTGTGGTTTTAACCAGTAACCATGATACTGGAGAAAATTATGCTAGAATTTCTGCTTTACGACACGATAAAGGTGGAACTTATTCAACAACAGCTATATCAGTTGAAGTATTTTATGCTTCTTTTGTTTTAAACGACAACCGACATAACTTTGGCACTGTATTTGGAGATTTAGCTTAAATGTTAGGCTTTAGTGCTTTATCAGAAAACCCTATTAGTAGTGTTAATAAGGTACTAGAACTTTCAGCATCAATGACAGGTTTAGCCGTATCGTCTTCTGCTGCGGCTGGTACGCTTGTTGGTGCAAGTACGATGTCTGCTAATTCTACACAAACATCAACTGGAGTTAGAATACTTGTTCACAGTGCAAGTCTTGAGTCATCATCTGTAGCATCCTCTTCTGCTGTGTTCATAAAAGGATCAACATTACAAACGGATTTAGTATCGTCCTCTGTGCAAACAGCAACTGGTGTTCGTGAAAGATTTGGAACGGCCGTTGCTAGTTTAAACACTACACAAACAGCAACTGGTGAATTATTATTTACAGAAATTAATCCAAGTGTTACTGTGACTTACACAGAGATTACGCCAAGTGTCACGGCTACTTACACAGAGATTACACATACTGGTGACACATGGACAGAGATTACACCATAGGAGTATTAAATGGGAAGTGATTATACAGATAATAACAAGTTTGAAAAAATAGGAACGGGAGAACAGGCAGGAACCTGGGGAACCACGACTAATTTAAACTTTGATATGATAGATAGAGCGATTAACGGAGTTACAAGTATTAGTTTAAGTGGGACTGCTAGTAGTATAACAACTTCTGATGGCACATTGACAGATGGTCTTTTTAAAGTTTTACAATTTACTGGTTCTTTAAGTGCTGGTCACACAGTAACTATTGCTCCAAACAGTGTTGAAAAATTATATTTTATAAATAATACTTCTGGAAATACTTTGACATTTATTCAAGGCACGGGTGGGACTGTTGGCAATGGCCGTGCTGTTGCAATCGAAAACAATAAAACTGGAATCATATTTTGTGATGGAAGTGGAGATGACGCTACTGCAAAAGTACAGAAGATTGAAACTGGTTCAGATGAATTTACAGAAGATGTAACTATTAAAACAGATGATGGTGCACTGTTAACTTTGCAGACAGGTGATACGACTGTTACAGATGGTGACGTTCTTGGAGCTTTACAGTTTCAAGCACCAAGTGAAACAGATGGTGATGGTGATGCAACTTCTGATTCAAGATCAGTTGCTGCTGCTATTGTAGCTGAAGCTGATGATACTTTTGATGATGATTCTGCTGCAACAGATCTTGTTTTTAAATTAGGAACAACTGTTGCTGGTGATGATACAGCTATTGAAAAGATGAGACTGACGCATGAGGGTGATTTAAATCTTGTTACGGATGGTAAATCAATTAACTTTGGTGCTGACAGTGAAATACAATTAACACATCATGCAGATACAGGTTTAAAAATAAAACACAACACAAATGGTGATGATAAATTTCCAACTTTAACATTACAAACAGGTGATCAAGATATTGCAGAAGATGATGTATTAGGACGCATTTCTTTTCAAGCACCAGATGAAACAGAAGGAACAGATGCACAATTATCTGCTGTAAATATTGAGGCAGTTTCAGAGGGTAATTTTAGTGCAAGTAACAATGCAACAAGTTTAGTAATTAATACAACACATCATCAAACATCTGGAAATGGTGCAAAATACAGTTTTTCGGCAAATGGTTCATTTGAAGTAAAAACTGAAGAAACAGGCGATGGGGAAAACCCAGTGATAATGTTGCTCAATGGTGATACAAATATCGAAATAAATGATACTATAGGTTTCATAGGTTTTCAGGCACCAGATGAAACTTCAGCATCTGGTGATAATAAATTAGTATGTGCTGGTATTGCAGCTTTATCTGAAGGAGATTTTAGTGGAACTAATAATGCTACAAAACTTTCTTTTAGAACAGCAGCAAGTGAAACTGCAACAGAAAAAATGGCTTTATCATCCGCTGGAGCTTTAACTGTTACAGGTGATATAACAGCCTTTTCTTCAGATGAACGACTTAAAAACTTTGAAGGAACAATATTATCACCTTTAGAAAAAATACAAAAGTTAAATGGTTACACTTTTACATGGAACGATAAAGCAAAAGAATTAGATAAACATTTGTTTAAAGATCAAAAAGAAGTTGGCGTATCAGCACAAGAAGTACAGGCCGTATGTCCAGAGGTTGTAAAACCAGCACCTTTTAATAAAGATTATTTAACAGTTCAATATGAAAAACTTGTTCCGTTATTAATTGAAGCGATTAAGGAACAGCAAAAACAAATTGATGAATTAAAGAAAGATAAGTAGAAATGGCTCTAACAGGTAGCGGCACTATAAGTATGAGTGATATGCGAACTGAGTTTGGCATATCTGGTTCTATATCAATGAGTCAATTGTATAGAGGTGGTAGTGAAGTTTCTTCTACTGCAAGTCTTGGTGGTAGTGTAACTACTGATGCAATTTCTTTTAGTTCTTTTGGTCAAAATGCATCTGGTTCTGCCACAAGCACAAAAGCATTAGGTGCAACTGTAGCTTCTGGCGATACTTTTTCTTCATTTACTTATAGTGGTTCATATGCAGTTAAACAAACTGGAGGTTTTGGAGTTCCAGGAGCAAGAGTTTTTTTCTCAAATAGTTCTGGAATTAGAATTGGTAATTTTTTATCTCAAGCTCCTGCACCAGCACATAATACAACTAGCTCTCTAATTACAACACCTTTTAGTGTAACAGTATCAGCTGCAACTGTTTCATCAAATCATGTTGGAGCAACACATATTTCGTCACAAGTTATTGATCCAGGAGCTCAATTTAGAATAGAAGATACTAACATACAAGCAAGTATGGCTGCATTTACTTTTACAACTACACAAATTAGAGATGCTAATACAGGTGTTCCTCCATCTGGAACAATATCCTTCTCTGATTTATATGGAGCTACAGCATAATGCCACTAACCAAATTACAATTTCGCCCAGGTATAAATACAGACATAACATCCTATAGTAATGAAGGTGGGTGGACAGATTGTGATAAAATTCGTTTTAAGTTAGGATATCCAGAAAAGATAGGTGGATGGTCTAAGTTAACGGGAAGCACATATTTAGGTACGGCTAGACGTTTACATAACTGGACTGCGTTAGATGGTTCTGACTTTTTAGGCGTAGGGACACATTTAAAATACTACATAGAAGAAGGTGGGTCTTTCAACGATATAACGCCAGTTCGTAAATCTACAACAAATTCTACAACATTCGCAGCTACAAATGGTTCTGCAAATATAACTGTTACAGAAACTAGTCATGGTGCAGCAGAAAATGATTTTGTTACATTTAGCAGTGCTGTTAGTTTAGGTGGTTTAGTTACAGCAACCATACTTAATGCTGAACATAAAATAGTAAATGTTATAGATGGTAACTCTTACACCATAACAGTTAGTGTAACTGCTAATTCATCTGATACTGGCAATGGCGGAAGTGCGACAGATGCTGTGTATTTAGTAAGTGGAGGTCTTGACTCTCAAATTGGTGGTACTGGTTGGGGTGGTGGCTTATGGGGTGGCACAACTGCTAACGCTACAACAACCACTTTAACTGCAGCTATTACCAGTACAACTGCTACAACCATAGCTGTTACAGACGAAACAGGAATAGGTGTTGAATCTGACGGAACAACAACAAACACTGATGTTATATTAATTGGTGAAGAACTTATGCTCGTAACAGGTACAACAGATGATAATAGTTTAACTGTTACAAGAGGTCATAGTGGCACAACAGCTACTACACATTCAAATGGAGCAATTGTTCGATTAGCTGTAGGTAATTCATCCTCTGATGATGACTTTACTGGTTGGGGAATAGCAGCCGTAACTGGTACAACTCGTGAAATACGAACATGGTCACATGACAACTTTGGTGAAGATTTAATTATTAACCCTAGAGATGGTGGAATATTTCTTTGGGATAAAACAACTGGTCTATCTACACGAGCCGTGGAAATAGGTACAATATCTGGTGCAGAAAATACACCGACTGTTGCCAAACAGGTTCTTGTAAGTGACATCGATAGACATGTGCTTTGTTTCGGTACGAACACATACGGAACAGATGTTCAAGATCCTTTGATGATAAGATGGTCTAACCAGGAGTCTGTAATAAACTGGACAATTAGCTCGGCTACAACAGCTGGAAGCATAAGACTTGGATCTGGATCAGAGTTTGTACAAGCCATAGAAACAAAACGTGAGATACTTGTATACACAGATACATCATTACACTCTTTACGTTTTATTGGTGGTGAGTTTGTTTTTGGCATACAACAGATCGCATCTAACATCACAATTATGGGTCCAAACGCTGCTGTCGCTACAGAGGATTTTGTATTCTGGATGGGTAAAGATAACTTTTATGTATATGCTGGTGGTACGAAAACTCTACCTTGCACTGTTAAAGACAAAGTTTTTCTTGATTTTAATAATGAACAGAGAGACAAAGTTGTATCTGGTGTTAACTCTGAGTTTGGTGAGGTGATATGGTTGTATCCATCACAGTCTAATTCATTAGCTAATGCTGGAACAGGTGATATAGATAAATATGTCATCTATAATTACAATCAGCAAATCTGGTACTATGGAACATTAGTAAGAACAGCATGGTTGGATAAGGGTATAAGACAGTTTCCTATAGCTGCTGGAACACCATTTTTATACAACCATGAGTTTGGTTTTGATGATGATGGTTCTGCCATGACATCGTTTATTGAATCTGGGCCAATGGATATAGGAGATGGAGATAAATTTACTTTGATACAGAAAGTAATACCAGACTTAACCTTTCAAGGTTCTGACTCTACCAGTTCTCCTGCGGCAACATTTACAATAAGAGCTAGAAACGAACCTGGTTTAGCTTACAGCAATACATCTTCTGGTACAGCAACCAGAACATCTGCGTCTCCTGTAGAGTTGTTTACGAATCAAATTAATCTAAGAGCAAGAGGTCGATCTTTTTCTTTAAAGGTTGATTCAAGTGCTCTTGGTATGAAATGGAAACTAGGATCACCAAGGGTTAGTCTTAGACCAGATGGGAGGCGTTGATGGCAGAATCTGATCAAGGCCCACCACGTTTACCCGATCCACCACCACAAGATTCTCCTTTTGGATATAGTCCTGGTGCGGGTGGAATAAATTATTCTTTACAGCAGACAATGAATACTCAATATTTACAAGACTTAGTAAGAGCATTAGAGTTTTACATTGCACAACAACAACGTAGTGAAATAGCTAATAACTCACAAACAATAAACTGGTTTTTAAGTTAATGCCTATATTATACAAAAATGTTAAAAAGAAGTTACAAACAGATACAACAATTTTAACACCAGCTAATGCAACAACGGCTATTATTAAATCAATTGTTGTTTGTGAACAAAGCAACAATAGCGAAACATTAAATGTAACAATTACAGATACAGCAGATACTCCTGTAACATTTCAATTGTTTAAAGATAAAGCAATATCTGCAAAAGCAACAGTTGAATTGTTAACAGAGCCTTTGGTGTTGGCAGAATCAGAAACATTAAAAGCAACGGGTGCTGTAAATGATCAACTACATATGGTTGTAAGTTATCAAGAAATAAGTTAAGGTGTAGCAAAGAGGGTATTATATGTTTTCAGGTCTTGGTGGTTTATTTAAAAGTATAGGCGGTTTCCCAGGTGTTTTTCTGGGTGCTAGTTTATTAGACATGTTACTTAAACGTGGCGGAGGTAAAGGTTTAGAAAGTCTTTTTACACCAGAACAGATAGCAACGGGTGAAAGAGATCCAGACTATAAAGGTGATCCAACAAAATATAATGTTTTTGTTAACACATTAACTGATGAAAGATTTGGTACAAAAGAAGAGCGTGACAAAGACCTCGAAGAAGTAAAGAAAGCAGCAGATGGTGGCATAATGTCAGCATATAGTTTAGGTGGTAAGGCAGAGCCAGAATTTGGTGGTTTGTTGCGTGGACCTGGTACTGGAACCTCGGATAGCATACCTGGCATGATATATCAAAATGGTAAACCAGTTCAAAGAGCAGCCTTGTCAGATGGTGAATTTGTGTTTACAAACAAAGCAGTCAAGGCTGCAGGTGGCGGAAGTATTGAAAAAGGTGCTGATGCAATGTATGAATTAATGAATAAGCTTGAAAGGAAAGCGTAATGGCAGTTCAATCTGGTTCTTCACAAACCTTTTTACCAGCTTACCAAGAAAATTATCTTAAAGATTTATTAGCAAACGCAGCGGCTCTTGGAACTCAAGGCGGTATGGAAGTACCAGAGTATAAAATTGCAGATATGACACCTCTGCAAAAACAAGCCATACAAATGGGTGCAGCAGGATTAGGTGCGTATGCTCCATTTTTTCAATCAGCCGCTGGAACATTAGGCAAAGGTGCAGAAGCTATAGCAGGCAGTACTGGAACTTTTGATCCTCGTTCTGTGTCACAGTTTATGGATCCGTATACAGAGGATGTAATAAGACAATCAGAAAAAGACATTGCAAGATTAGGGACTAAACAGCAACAAGGTTTAAGAGATAGAGCAGTTGCTGCTGGTGCATTTGGTGGTGGTAGACAGGCAATAGGGGAGGCTGAAGTAGGTAGGAATGTTCTTGATCAACAAGCAAGAACTGGTGCACAGTTAAGATCGCAAGGCTATCAACAAGCTATGGGTCAAGCACAAGCAGCGTTTGAAAACCAACAGAGAAGACAGCAACAAGCTGGACAAATATTTGGTGGACTTGGACAAGCTACAGCACAATTAGGTCTTGGTCTGCAAGGTGCACAGCAAAGAGATGTATCAAGTCTTCTTGGTTTAGGTGGCTTGGAACAGGCACAACAACAGGCTGGTCTGGATGCATTTAGAAGAACTGCGGCAGAAAGAGCAAGATCACCTTATCAAAACTTAGGTTTCTTATCCGATATATTTAGAGGTGTGCCATCAACTGGCGGTACATACACACAACAATTTACACAAGATCCTAGTATGCTGTCACAAGTCGCTGGATTAGGACTTGGATTAGCTGGATTAGGACAAGCATATCCTAAAATGTTTAGCGGAATATTTGGAGCACCAGCAAAAACATGAGCGTACTAAGCCGTAAAATGTTTAATAGAGGTGCTCGTAAAGAGTTACGCAAAAAAGGTGGCATTGAAGATGTGCAATATTTTCAAACCGCTGGACCTGTTAATGTTCCTGGAACTCCTGCTCCATATACAAATCCTGCTGGAATGAATATTCCAGGTTTACAAGGTCCAGGAGTTAATCCTTATTTTAATTATAGACAAGCTTTAGCAAAAATTTCACCTAAACAATTTGGATATCCAGCACCAGTTCAATCTACTAGAGGATTTGGAAAATTACCAGGAACTGGTTCTTTTACATATCCAACTGACAGAATAAGTAGCATTGGTTCTGGTTACTTCTCTGCTGATACAAAAGGTAGACCACTTTCAGATATAGCAAAACAAGCTTTAGAAGAGGGGGTTGGATCTTTAGGAGTTTTAGAACAAGGTCGTTTAGGTGCAGCATTTAGAAGATTTCAAGGTAAACAAGGTTTGAGTACGTTGTTAGATGAAGCAGTTAAAAAGACAGATTTTCCTGTTGTTAGAAGAATAGATCAAGCCGCTCCGATTGTGGGAGATGTATTAGGAACAATAGGAGGATTTACAGAGGGAGTTTTAGGATCTGCTTTTGCTGGTACAGAACCTGGAACACCTGGTGGAGATATTGGTGGGGCAAAGCCTGGCACTCCTCAAGGAGATTTAAAAAAGTTTTATGAATCATTAGGGATTAGTTTTCTTACAGACAGTCCAACTCAACAAGGAAGACCTTTTCAAGATTTAACTGATGATGCAGACACTATGTTTCCAGATATTCCAGCTTTTGCATCATTAACAGATCAAGATAAAAAGATAAACGAAGATATAAAAGATTTGCTTTATCCAACTGAACAAAAAAATCTAGAAAACAGATATGATGCTGACAATGTTCCAGAAATTGATGCAGCTATAAATGAAGATATAAGAAAATTACTTTATCCAAAAGAACCAGACCCAGAATTAAATTTAGAAAATTTAATAACTAAAGAAACTGAAGGTAAAAAACGTATCAAAACTGAGATTAAGGCTGAAGATAAGGCTGAAGAACCAGAATTAAATGAATCTAATTCTGTTGAAATAACAAATGATGATACAAATGAAACAGTAAAAATTCCAGATCTTAAAAATGCTAACGTGCAAAATCCAATTAATAGACCAGATAATTGGTCTAATATAGTAGCAAAAGCAAAAAATAATACTGGTGTAGTTAATAAATCAACAGATGCAGACACTCTTGTTGATATGGAACGTGAAAAAGGATTAGGAACAGCAAAAGATTTTGCTGCGGAATTATTATCTATGTTACCTAAATATGGTGAAGATGATGCAAGAGACAAAGGTCTAAATTTAGCTATGATAGGTTTTAGTATTATGGCAGGAGACAGTCCTAATCCTCTTGTTAATATAGGTAAAGGTGTTATGAAAGTTTTACCTAGCATTATGAAAGATGTTAAAGATAAAAAGAAATATGACAGAGATATTCAAACAATAACAGCACAATATGGAATTAAGAAAGCTGATGCTATTGAACAAGAAAAGAGAAAGAAATCGGAATACATTGTTTCTCAAGATTTTACAGATTCGATAACTGGAAGAAAATATTTTGCAAATCAAAAAATTAATCTTAACGATGAAGGATATAATGATTTCGTGAAATCTGGTGGAGCAGCCTATTTAACTACAGCAGAAATTCAAAAACAAAATATTGTTTCTGCTGCGGCTGTCAGAAAGGCTGAAATAGAAAATAAAGGTAAACTTACAGGTATTAAAAATGTTAATGACATGTATGAAAAAACCACTCAATTTAAACCTTTTCCTGGAGATGATTTTAGCATACCTGTTCAATATGCTAAAGCAGGCGCACAAGGATTAGGATTGCCAGATATAAGAATAGTTAATGAAAAAGGCACGATAGATGCTCTCTATTCTCATTATGAAGGCAAGGTTGGAGATTTTCAAAGAATTTTAGAAACAACTGAAAGTTTAAGAAAAATTACTTTTACAGAAAAAGTTACAGGTGGTGCCGCTATTTTTGCAGAAATAGACAAGGGAATAAAATCTGGGTTAAACTTTTCACCAAGACTTTTAAATGCTTATAATCGTCTCACTGGAACAGATTTAACAGATAAAAATTTAACATATAAAAATCAATTTGAAATAAAACATAGAATGTTAACTCTCGAAGTTACTCCTCTTCTTTTAGGTGAATCTGCTAAAACTATTTCGGATGCAGATAGAGTTTTAATAGCTCAAGCTTTAGGTTTTGAAAATGCAAAAATGAGAGGAAAAGAAGGAGAGGGTGTTGATTTCGGAAAACAAAAGGTTTTTACAAGTAGCGATGAAATAAGAGAAGCGTTAGTAGAAGTTGATAAATATATGTTAAAAGAAGTTAAAAAAGTTAATAGAACATTTACAGGAAGTTTGCGTGGATTAGGGATTGAAATGCCAGAAACAGAAGTTCAACCTTCTGAAGTAGCTCAAGTTTTTGATCGATACGCTATTGTAGATGGTAAATTACAACTAAAAGACACAGCTTAATATGGGAACTATTCAAATAGACACAGTTCAAGGTCCAATCCTTGTAGATATAGCAGGCGACACACCTACAGAAGAGGAACAAAAAGCAATCATAGAAGGTATTCAAGAATTAAATGCTGTTCAATCTGATGAAGAGGAGAAAAAAGAAGAAGTTATTGAAACTGTTGAAAAGCCAAAAGTAGAAGTTGATTATAAAACTGGTGTATCGGACATTGGTTTTCGTATGTTTGTTGCTAAAGGCGATAATGCTCAAGAAAAAATTCTACGTTTAAATGAATTAGGTATCCCAAGTGAAGCTATCTCTCAAGATGAAAAAGGTGAGATACTGCTTAATAGAGATCAAATACCAGATGAAATAAAGGATAAATATAAAATTCAAGGATCTGGTTTACTATCTATTGAAGAAGAAGCAAAGTTCACAAAAGCAGATTTTGCAGAATTTTTTAGCAAAGAACGTGGACCTTTGGTAGGAGGATTAGCTGCATCATTAGCTGCATCAGGTTTTGGAATACCTATCGCAGCATTAATAACAGGTGGAGGTTCCACTCTTGGTTATTTATTTGATGAATATCAAGAGGACAAAGAGGGTCTTAGAGCACAAGACTCAAGTGATTTAATTAAAGGAACTGCGTTTGAATTTGCAGCAGGTGCTATAGGTGAGTCGGGTGGTAGACTATTAACTAAAATGTTAGGTAGATTATTTAAAGGTTCTGGAGCAGAAAGTTCTAATGACGCTAGAACCATTGCAAGAGAAATATTAAAAGAAGGTGGAGCACCTACTGTTAGAGCAGTCAATGAATCAGCTATTTTAGGTAGATTACAAGCCATATATGAGGGTGTATTTCCTAATAAAAAAGCTGCAGCTCAAAACGCTAAATTTGTTTCAGACTCCATAGCTAAAGCTATCAAAGAAACTGGTTTAAAAGGAGCATCGGCAAATTCAGATGAAGTATTTAAATTAATACAAAGAGATTTAAATGAGATATATGGAACATCAGATGATTTAATAAATCAAGCAAATAAAGATTTAGCTGATTTCGTAGACAAAGAATTTGATAAACTAAGGACTATGTATAACAAAGGGACTATGTCTGAACAAGAAATTATAAAATCAATTCAAATAGCAAAAAGAATTTTTGATGAAGATTCAAATGCTATTTATGATAAAGCTAATAAACTTTTAGGTGGAGTTGAATGGATAAATACAAAGCCTTTAATTGATAGATTTTTAAAATTAGTAGAAGATAATCCAGCATCTGGTTTACAAGATTCAATTGTAGGCAAAACTATTTTAAAAGGATATGTACCCGCTAAAGAAGCAGTTAAAGATAAAAACGGAAAAATAATTAAAAAAGCTGTATTAGCTAAATATCCTAAAGTTACCATATCTTTTATAAATAGTATTAAAAATGCTCTTAGAAATAGTGAATTTGATCCTTCATTGGTAGGAACACCAGAAAAGAAACTTATAGGAGAAATGATTGGAGCTGCAGAACATTCAATAAGAACTTCTGAAACTGAATTAATAGAGCAACAAGCTAAATATGGTTTTAATATGGATGATCTTGGTGAGTTTGAGGATTTTGTAGATGTTAGTAAGCAAGTTAGAGATGGTTTAAATTATTTAAGAAAAGCAAATAAATTTTATGATGATGGAATACAAAGACTTAGAGCACCTTACACTTCAAATATAATGGCTAAATTTTATTCTGGTAAATTTGACCCAGAAGAATTAATTGAAGAATTAGTTTTAAATAAACCAGATAGAGGAGGGCAATTAAATAAGTTCTTAAAATCTGTTAGAGGAACTCCTTTTATGTCTGGAAAACTTCTCGGAGGAGAAGGTGAAAGAATCATACAAGCTCCAGACTTTGAAAAGTTTTTAAAAGATGAATATGCGATGAGCAGAGAAATATTTGATTCAATACCAGATGGTGATGCTCTAAAAACATCAATTAAAAATAGATTTAGATCTATTCAAGATTTATTTCAAGACATGCAAAAGGCTAGAGGGAAAGGTGTCCCCACAAAAGAGGTTGTAAGAGAATCTTTAGCTAAAAACTATCTTAATAGAATGTTTGCAGCAAACAAAAATGCGTTTGGTACTTTAAGTGCGTCAAGAGTTGCAGATGAATTATCTAAATTGGGGAGCACTGGAAGAGTTCTTTTTGGTAAAGATTACAATAAAGTGATGAATATTTTACAAGACATCACGGCATCTGGTCAAAAATTAACTCCTAGAGAAATAGCCAGTCTTAAAGGTAGACCAATAGCAGAGCAAGTTGATTTTTTAAATTCACTTACACAATCATCAAAACAAATTCAAAATCAAGCTTTAATGAGATCATTAAGCACAGCTATTAATCAAGGAAATGTAGAAGGTATATCAGAATTATTGTTAAGACCTGGTTCAAGAGGTCTAACTTTAATTAGACAAGCAAAACAAAGTTTAAAGCCAGATACTATGGAAGCTGTAAGAGAAGCAGCTCTTTACAGAATTTTATCAGAACTACCAGACCCAACAACTGGTGGTAAAGAATTTATTGATAAAGTTTTTGATGGATCTTATTCTTCTCAACTTGCTAGAATATTGGATTCTTATGATGATAAGGTTTTAAAAGAATTGTTTGGAGATGGGGCAGAAGCACTTAAAAAATTATCTAAAAAATCAGAATTAGTTTCACAAAAGCCAATAAAAGGATTAGGTGGATTAGCTGCTCCTTCTTATGCCACAGCTTTAGGATTAACCGCTTTTTTAGCTGGTCCGTTAAATGCGATTGGTTTGTATGTAGGATTGAATTTTGCATCAAAAATATTAAGACAACCTTGGTTTCTTAAATATTTAGCTAGACCAGTAGGAGTTAGACCAGGTGCTGGTGAATACGATAAGTTGGGTAGATTATTTGAAATTACATATGAAACTCTAGGACAAAGTGGTGCAAGAGAAACTGAAGTTTTGGGTATGTTAAGTGATACAGCTATTTCACAAATTACTGGACAGCCAAAAGAAAACGAAGAACCTGTATTACCTGTTCAACCTGTGTCAAGACCAAGTAAGATAGTTCAAAACATTCAACAACAAGCATCAAACTTAAACGTATCTCCTCCTTCAGCGGCATCAAGTGCTGGAGGTATTAATCCTTTACTCGTTCCTAATCCACTAACAAGAGCAACATTCGGGAGTCCATAATGGATTTAGAAAAATTAAGAGAACAACTCATCATTGATGAGGGGGTCAAGTATGAGACTTACCTCGATCACCTTTCGCTAAAGACATGCGGCATTGGACATTTGTGCAGAGAGGATGAACCAGAGTTTGATCTAGAGCTAGGTGCAAAAGTATCTGAAGAAAGAGTTACAGAACTCTTTGAACAAGATATACAGATTGTTATCCAAGACTGTAAGAAAGTCTATGATGATTGGGACAAGCTACCAGAAGAAGTAAAACAGATTGTAGCAAACATGATGTTTAACCTGGGCAGACCAAGATACAGCAAGTTTCGCAAACATATCCAAGCTGTAATGGATGGCAATTGGCAGGAAAGTGCCAATCAAATGCGTGACTCGAGGTGGCATAAACAGGTTCCAAATCGGGCGGAGCGTTTATGTAAGCGTATGGAAGAGGTAGAAGTCTAACCAACCTCTCCCCAGTTATCACCTAACTCCTGGTCAACTTTACTTGGAACTTTTAGTTCAAGACCCGTTTCCATAATCTCCTTGATCTTCGATGCTTGATCCTCGGACTCTATACTAAAGCACAGTTCATCATGCACAGTGATCAATGGACAAAATCCCTCTTCATAACAGTCCGCCATAGCTTTCTTTGTTTGATCTGCAGCACTGCCTTGTATAAGTTTATTCAATGCCTTGTAAGTAAAGGCTCTTCGTATACTAGGTCCATACTCCTTATGTGCTTCTTCATACTTCAAAGGTTTCTTGTAACCAAAACTATTAGGCTCCCATAAATTAAAACGGCAACGTCTACCTAAGATAGTCCGTATCTGTCCGTATCTAGATGCTCTGGAAGAAACCATATCTGCCAAACCTTTTACAAACGGCACACGGGAGTGATATTTAGCTAACAACTCTTTGGCCTCCTCTTTTGTTATATCTAGAGTGTTTGCCAACTTACCTATACCCATACCATACATAATACCAAGATTGACTGTTTTGGCTTGTTTACGATTAATCTCAGCCATATCCGCCACCATCTGATGAAAGTCTGGGTCATCTGTATTGTACTGCTCTACAAGTTCATCAATCTTGGGATGTCTATCTTCACCAAGACTCGCACAATAATGAACCAATAACCTTGGCTCCTGGCTCGAATAGTCAAAGCTACCCCACTTTGTGCCTTCTTCTGGTAGAAACAAACCTCTTATCAAAGATTTAATCTCTGGATCTCTAGCGGGTATCTGCTGCAGATTTGGATTAGAAGAAGAAAAGCGGCCAGTAACTGTTCCTCCGTCATCTGATCTTAGCTGATGAAACTCACAATGTATTCTACCTTTGTGCTCATATCTTAGTATACTATCAATAAACGTATTGTTTGCCTTATCAACTTCTCTTAGTTTCAATATCTTTGATGCAATAGGGTGCTCACAAGTCTGTAAGAAAGCTTTTGTAAAAGACGGCTGATTGTTGCTTTCTGTCCGTCCGTAAGGCACTTTGTAAAAGTCAAACACAGATGCAATACTTGTTGCCACCCAAGGTAATACTTCCAGACTAGTTTCTTTCTTTATGTCAAGAACTAAATCATCTTTTATTTTAATTAATTTTTTCCTTGCTTTTTCAGCTTGATCAAGATCTACCCTTACACCCTTCTTTCTCATATCCATGACAACGGGTATTAAGCTTGTTTCCAAATCAAACACTGTCTCAAGACTTTGTGATGTAATCTCCGTGTGCAATCTATCCCATAATTTTAACGTCATAATTACATCTTGCTCGGCATATGCACCAACAAACTTTGCAGGCAATCGCCACATCTCTTCTTTAGCATCGATACCCCAATCACTTGCTGTTGCCCTTAAAAGCTTTTCATCTTTTCTCATGTCTATGTAATCCCGCCCTAGAGCATTCAGAGCATATGAAAACCTATTCTCATCTACCAGAGGTGCAGCAACCATTGTGTCTATGATCTTGCCCTTCACATCAACACCAGAGGCATATAGCCATCCCATATCATACATGGAGTTGTGCATAATCTTTGGAATGTTAGGAGTGTTTAACTGATCCTTTAGCCAAGACATAACTCTGTCCTCTGCAAGATTGCCACCTGCTTCATGCCGTATAGGATAATAACCCATGAAATCACCACCTGCGATAGCTATACCAACCACATATCCGTCTTTGCGTACCCAACCTGGACCTAACTTTTTAAGGTTTGGATCTTTTGTTTCCAAGTCTATAGCTATATATTTACAGTTTGTCAGATCTGGAAACTCTGTAGGAGGTGTCCAATCATTTTCCATCTGGTCAAGTTCAAGACGTTCAAGAAAATGCATTGTACTGTTATCCCTCATTCTTCTCTCCTCCTAATGCAGCGTAACCACATATATCAATCCACGAGTCCTCATGGTCTGGTGTTTCAATCAATCTAGATAACTTAACAGCAATCATACAAGCATACACTTGTTCAACTGTAATATCTTTATCAAGTATTGGACTCCAGAGTTCGGCTATCCTTTTGTGGTTAAGATAAGCATCACCATAGTCCTTTGCCCTCTCACCACTGATTAATATCTTTGCTTTGTCTAATATCTGTTCTCTTTTCATATTTGATACCTATTCTCTGACTCCGTTTCAATTATGTGTAAGTTTTCTTTTGTTCTTGTAACACCTGTATAAAAGACTCTATGCTCATCATCTTGGTTTTCATTCTTGACACAAGCACGAGAAGACTCTGACATGAGTATGATATTGTCATCCTCACCACCTTTCATAGCATGAATGGTTGATATATCAATCCTCGGAGACTCAAAGTCTTCACCTCTTCTAGTCAATGCATCCATGTAAAACCGATCATCTTTTGATACATTCAACATATCTCTTGAAGATGTTTCTTTAGGTGCAATCATTCCGTGGTTCTGTACCAAATCATCATAGCCTAAAATTAAATCAGAACTTAAAAACTCTAGCTGTTTAGAAACACCTCGTTTAACTTTTGCCTTATCTCCCACTTTGGGAAGTGCAGAATATAAATCCCTTATCATCTGTAAAGGTAACTTACTGCCCTTCTGTAGAAGTTCCCAAGTCTTCATGTTCTTAATCATATCTTGATTTAAACTTGGTACTCCGTACAAGCTGTAAAGATAACCATCATCACGCAAAGACTCAGCAACATTTTGTACAATTTTATTTGTACGAGCCATAATTGTCCACGAACCTTGGTCAATATCCACATCAAACAAACTTAAATGATAGTTGACACTTCCTTGTTTAGGAAAAGGTTTCCAATCTTTAGGCTGTCTATATGATATCCTTTTCACAATTTTGTCAGCAACAGAATGAACAGAGTTAGGTATCCTATAACTTTGTTTCAATACTTCAATATTGTCACAAGCATTTATAAAGTTTTCAACAGATACACCATTCCATCTGTGTATACATTGATCATCGTCACCCGCATACCAAATATCTTTAGCATTTTGTTTCATAACCTCAACTTGTTTCCATTGCAGCGGAGTTAAATCTTGTGCTTCATCTACAATCAACAGATCAAGGGAGGGAGCATTGCCTTGATCTACAAATTGTTTAATCATGTCCGTAAAGTCAACTTTATCGTTTTCTTTTTTAAAATTATCGTAAACAACTTGAAGTTTTTTAAGTAAGGTCCAATGCAACGTATAATCTTCTGTTTCGTTGAACTGCTCTTCTAAAGATACACATCTCATAATAGATCTATGTATGATCTCAAGATACTTGTTACCTTCTCTGGCTGACACACTTATCAAACCATCTTGACTGTTTCTAGCTGTGCTGTTGTCAAACACCAAGCCAACCTCACTACCAACAGTGCCAAAGTCGTATCGAGACATGACTTGTTCTTTGTTATAACCCAACCATTGAAAACCCGTAGAATGCAAAGTTCTAAACCAAGGAGTATCTTCTTCCGTTAAGTTCAGTTCAGTAGCAACCCTTGCTCTAGCCTCCTCAACAGATTTACGAGAGAAAGACACAAAACCTATCTTATCTGGTGGTGTGCCCTTTTTAAGAGCATCACGAACCACGTTTATTAAAGTAAACGTCTTGCCACACCCTGGCGGCCCAAAGATCAATCTTTCTGACATTACTTTGTCCTTGGTCTTGTTTTGATCCAATCAGACACATCCTTGCGTATCCAACGCATAGGACTCTGTTTGCTCTCCGCACCTAACTTCAAAGGTCTTGGAAAGATACCTTCGTCCATCCATCTGTAGATGGTAGACTCAGAAACCTTTATCCATTCGACAATATCCGTTAATGTGAGAAGTTCGTCATCTTCAGAATGGGATGTCGGATTCATCACTGCTCTCCTCTATTGGTAATTCAACTTCTTCTTCATGGAACTCTGGAACCCACCAAACTCGTATGTTTGACCACTTTCCAGTTTCCTCATCTTTTAATTTATATACACCATGACAATTCTGACCACTGTTCAAGTCTCTCAACCTTTGCTGAAGTTGTGGTCTGGTGTAATGATTAAACCCACGTTGTTTTAAAAACTCTTGTAAACCTTTTATTGTGAAGTATGTAAGGTCATTCTCCGTCCACGGCTTACCTATATTTAGTTCCTCTGGAGATCTTGCCCTTATTCGGCTTGTACAATACGTCTGTAGCAACTCTTTGAACTGACCCTTCATAGTTAACTCTTCTGGCACTTCGATAGTCGTAGCCTTCTCTAACAGACGATTAATCAATGTTTGCCAATCTACAGGTTTCATAATTGGTGGCATATAATTTAACTGCTCTATACAAGCCTCTTGAAAATGTTGTTGCATCTGTAATTGCTTTGTAGACAACTCAAGACGTTTACCATTTACATCTAGAAAGAATAATCTTGGATCTGATAACAGTATCGTAAGACCACCTATCGAAGGTGCTGCATTGCCATTGCCAACACCATACTTCCTAGTTTTACAAACTTGTTTATCACAATGGCTCCTTAACGGCTCAACATTACATTGATACTGATACTCTTTCTTCTCATGTTGTTTCTGTAACGCAACAATCTCCGTGGCAGGTAGTGGTGGAGACGAATACTTTTGGTTTATCTCTTCAAACATCTTTTGCCAGGTGTCTTTGTCCTTCTTCTGACAGTATGTGCATACATTAAATAGAACTGTGTTCCTCGAACCTTGTGGCACACCCAAGTTTAAAAACCCTTGAATACATGGCGGAGCATCTGAAAACTCTTCTCTGCGTGTACCAAAATCAATCTTGTTTAAATCATATAGTGTTATCTGTTTCTTTTCAGCTTGTTTAACAAACTGTTCTACACTTAAATCTTTACCCTTTTCATCCACTGCGTATCGAACTGTCTTGTCACTATCAAAGTAAGGTAGGTTTATAAAGTTACCTACATCACCACGATCTGCTAATATCTGATCTTGTTTTGGAAATATCTCACAACCAGAAAAACCCATCGCTGCGGCAATCTCGAACATATGATCACGAAACTCTGCAGCATTTACCCAATCCTTCATAAAGATAAATATATGTGCACCACCAGACTTTGAACGGCAAACAACTGCTGGTATCTTCAATGCTTTACATTTCTTTGCTATTTCTTTGTGATCTACGTTGTAAGTATCAATATCCAAAACACCAAACTTACATTCGTTCTTATCTGTAATAGGAATTGAACCTATACCTTTGACACCTTTTAAATGATCTTCAATCATGTCCACAGATAAAGGTGTCTTAACGATAATGCTTTTTGCTTCAGCCTTACCATTACGTCTCATACTGCCCACAGTAGTTTCACCATGTGCTAGATTAGAGCCTTCAAATAAATCAAAAAATTTTTGCGTTACTGACATAAATAGAAAAGTAGCAGTGATTATGACATGGAGATATCATTATTATTAACCTACACTGCTACTCTCCAACCCCCTAAAAATACCTTAAAAGGGGGTATCTTCTTGGTTTTCAGCTACAGCTTTCGCCTCCCCTTTCATCACTGATGATCGAAAGCTTTTCGCTTCATCAAACAGAGCCTTGGTATCAA